TGGTTCTACTAGTAAAACTACAGACACTAGTAAGACAACGACGTTTGGTACAACAACTACGTTTAACACATTATACGCTACGACTACCACGTTTAATACGTTGTATGCTACGACAACTGCATTTAATACATCTTATGCGACAACAACCGTATTTAATACGACTGGCGCAACAAGCAAAACAACTGATACCAGTCGATCAACTGTGTTTGGTACGACAACGACATTTAATACTTTGTATGCGACAACAACTGCATTCAATACTTCGTATGCGACAACAACCGTGTTTAACACGACTGGTGCGACAAGCAAAACAACTGATACTTCTCGTACAACTACGTTTGGTACAAGCACAGTGTTTAATACTTCGTATGCGACAACGACTGTGTTTAATACGTCGCAAGGAACGTCTAAGACTACTGATACTTCGCGTTCTACTGTTTATGCTACGACTACAACGTTTAATACTTTGTTCGCGACAACTACCAATTTTGATACTTCGCTATCTACTGTAAGATATACTAGTGAGTCGCCTTCTTTAATTGACTTGAGCGGTTGGCAGGTAGGTTCTGGTTCAGTTACAACTGGTAGTACATCATTTTATATTAACGGAACTACTGACGAGAATCGACGAATTGTAGATACTAATCCGCACGGAGATGCAGCAATAGTATGGGAATCTCCAGCAAACGATGCTGCGTCAAACGATGACGGTGGCTGGAACTCTTCGCTATTTAATATTGATCCAACAAAAAAATACAGATGGTCTGTGTGGATTAGAAAGAAAGATTTAATCGGCAATGGTAGAGCTTATCTGGGTCTAATTGGTTATAATTCAGCAGATTCTAATATTGGCGTATTGAGTAGAGTAGGCGGTGGCGTTGATACTAATCCGTATTTCTTGTATCCGAGATTTGATACTGATTTTTCTTCTACTGTTGATACTTGGTATTTGTTTGTTGGTCATGTCTGGCCAACTGGTAGCGGAACTGGTAGTGACGATCCAGATAGCGGTCTCTGGAATGCAGCTGGTACTAAGTTATTGTCTCCTGTAACGGATTATGTCTGGCAAGCAACCAATGCTAAAGCCACACATAGAAGCTATCAATATTACTCAACTACCACCAATGAGAAACAACAATGGTGGGATCCTCGCGTTGATTTAATTGATGGTACAGAACCAACATTAACTGAACTATTAAATGGACAGTATCATGTTAATCAAAATACCACAACCACATACAATACAGCATATGGCACAACCACTGCGTATAATACTTCGTATGCTACGACCACAGTATTCAATACTTCGTATGCTACCACTACCAATTTTGATACCACACAGGGCACGAGCAAGACCACCGATACAAGCAAAACGACTACGTTTAATACAACTGGTTCCACTAGCAAAGCAACTGATACTTCTAAAACAACTACGTTTAATACAACTGGTTCTACAAGCAAAGCTACTGACACAAGCCGATCGACGGTGTTTGCTACGACAACTGCGTTTAATACTTCGTATGCGACAACCACTAATTTTGATACTACACAAGGTACTAGTAAGACGACCGACACTAGCAAAACTACGACATTTGGTACAACAACTACGTTTAACACAACGTTTGCTACTACTACGGTCTTTAACACGACTGGTGCTACAAGTAAAACCACAGATACAAGTAGATCTACAATATTCGGTACAACCACAACGTTTAATACGTTGTATGCTACAACCACAACTTTTGTCACCACATTCGCTACGACGACGATATTCAATACTTCGTTTGCCACCACGACAAATTTTGATACGACGCAAGGTACATCAAAAGCAACAGATACATCTAGAACTACTACGTTTAATACAACTGGTTCTACAAGTAGAGCTACTGACACCAGTCGATCAACAGCGTTCAATACCAATAATAGCACGTCTAGAGCAACAGGAACTTCTGGAGGCACAACGACTGCGTTTAATACCACGACAGCGTTTGTAACAACATTTGATACTTCTCAAGGAACTTCAAGACTGTGTATGAAACATTTTATCTTACAGAATTCAAAGATGGTAAACAAATTATTTTTGAAGAAACAAGTAGAAGCACATCTGCATCTACATCAACTGTGTATAATACAACCACGATATTTAATACCTCGGGTAATACTTCACAAGGTACATCACGGAATACTGATACTTCTCGTGGAACTACAACTGGTTTTGGTACCACGACCGCATTTAATACGGTGTTCGCAACTAGTGCGACGACTTCTAGAGCAACAGGTACTTCTAGAGGCACAACGACTGCGTTTGATACTACGACTACTTTTGTAACTACATTTGATACTTCTAGAACAACTACTTTTAGTACAACAACAACATTCAGCACAGTATTTGATACTTCTAGAACAACCACCTTTAGTACAACTACTGCTTATACGACTGCATTTAATACAAGCAGAGCTACTGATACAACTGTCAGCACTAGTAGGTCAACCGATACAACACGATCGACTTCTAGAGCCACTGATACAACTGTGTCAACCAGTAGGTCGACAGACACTAGCAGAACTACGACGTTCGGTACAACAACTGCGTTTAATACAACGTTTGATACCAACAAGGCAACAGATACAACTGGGTCTACAAGTAAAACAACAGATACCTCAAAGAGTACTGCGTTTGGAACAACGACTGCCTACACTACTGCATTTAACACAAGCAAGTCGACGGACACTACTGTTTCTACTAGCAAGTCAACTGATACCAGCAAAACTACTTCTTTTGCTACTACTACCACGTTTAACACAACGTTCGATACTTCTAAAACTACAACGTTCGGTACAACTACCACGTTTAACACAACGTTTGATACTTCTAAGACAACTGTCTTCGGAACGACAACTGCTTATACAACTGCATTTAATACAAGTAAAGCTACCGATACAACAGTATCAACCAGCAAGTCGACTGACACAACTGTCGCTACAAGTAAATCAACAGATACGACTGTTTCAACTAGCAAAACTACGATCACTGCAATATCAACAAATTATAGCTCAACTACAAATTATTTGACTTCGTTTAATACAAGCAAATCTACAGATACCACTGTAAGTACCAATCGTTCTACAGATACTTCTAAAACAACTACGTTTGGAACAACTACTGCTTATACAACGACGTTTGATACAACCAAAATTACTACGTTTGGAACAACGACTGCTTATAGCACTGTGTTTGATACTAATAAAGCGACAGATACAACTGTTGTTACAAGCAAAGCAACCGATACAACGGTTAGCACTAATAGAACGACGGATACTTCCAAGACCACAACGTTCGGTACAACAACTGCTTATAGTACTGTGTTTGATACCAACAAGGCGACTGACACTACTGTTGTTACAAGTAAAGCAACTGACACAACTGTATTAACCAGCAAGTCTACTGACACAACCGTCAACACGACTAAAACTACTGACACCAGCAAAACTACAACGTTCGGTACAAGTACAACGTTCAACACAACGTTCGATACCAACAAGGCAACAGATACAACTGTGTCAACTAGCAAGTCGACTGACACCTCGAAGGCTACCTCGACCAACAAGTCAACTACCACAGCCTACAATACTATCTTTGATACTGGCTTAAATACAACTACGACGTTTGGTACTGAAACTGCATTCGGAACAAACACTACTCGTGCGACAACTATTGGTACAAATAGATCAACTAATTTCTTGACTTCTACTAACAGGTCAACAACTAGTGTGTTTGATACGACGACTACATATATTACGACGTTTGGAACTTCTACTATATTTCAAACAACGACTATTGTTGCAACCAGTACTAATCGCAGTACTACGATTGATACAAACAAAGAAACCAGTAAAGCAACGTCTACTGTATTTGATACAACATACACGACAACGTTCGGAACCTCTACTGTGTTCCTAACCAACACTGTGTTTAATACTGATACGTCGAAGACTACGACTTTTGCTACAAGTAAAACGACAACATTCGATACGAATAAGTCTACTACAACAGCTTATGATACATCAACCAGCTTTGAAACCTCTAAAGCTACAGGCTAAATATATTAAAGGGGTTACATAGATAATGGACCATTTACAGTATCTAAAACAACAAACAATCCTGCAGGTGGTTCTACCACCAATATTACCTATGTTAAGTTTTTGCAAAATGGTGACATGGATTTTGATGGAGCAACAGTGACTCCTCCTTGGAGTAAATGGAATAATAATACTGGAGCACTTATTTCTCCAACTTTGCAAATAGCTGATGTAGGCATCGGTTCGACTAATTTAAGAATTAGTACAAACGGAGGTTCTTCTTGGGCAGCAGTAAATCCAGCTACATTTTATGCAATGGATGGTGTAAATGGAGTTTGGTTAAAATTAGAAGTCACTGGCACTAGTTCTGCTTCCGAAGAAATTAATAATATTACCTTAGATTTTTATAATAATTCGACAATAGCAGCGACAGAAGATTTGAATATATCTTCGGCGATTGTTGTTTCTTCTAATCCGTTTATTACACCGATAACATTACAAGAAGCAAAAGCCTATGCGCCTTACGACAGCGAAGCTACATCAAGAATTACAATTTATTCGTATGATTATTCAATAGATTCAAGTCTTGCTGGTAAAATTAAAATTGAAACACAGAATGTGCTCGGAGATCCAGTCGAAGAAGTATTTACTTCATGGGCGACTCCTGCAGCTTCTGCTGGTGCTGGTACATATACTGTAGCTTTCACTCCAACTGGTGGCAATCTCAACGGAGGATCTACGGCATTATCTAGTGGAACATTGTCGTCCGGAAGTTTGGTAACATATGAACTTACTCGTATTGTTGCGTCTGGTGCGGTAATAACTTCAACTGAAAGTGGAACATTTACCATAAATAAAGATGGCGGTGCTGCTGAGGTTAGCGGTACTTATAGTCTAAGGTCGGTAGCTGGCGGTGATGGTCCAAATTAATATAGAATAAGAGATAAACATTATGAGTGAGAAAAGTTTTATATTAGATGTTTTGAAATCTGGCGGAATAATTAAACCATTAATCATTCCTAGCGAAACTAATAACCAAACAGGGTTATTTAATCCGACAGTGCTTGTAGAAGACAGTGGCGAAATTGTAGTAAACATTCGCCACTGTCAATACACGATCTATCATTCGGAAAAGAAAAAGTTTGAGCATGAGTATGGTCCTCTGGTTTATTTGCATCCAGAAAACGAACAAAATAATGTTAAAGAAATATCAAGATTTAGAATTCCTACTCCAGGAGATGATAGTTCTTATTGTGAGAAAAACTGGATGCCAATCCTAGACAAACCCTATCATTATGTCAAGTGGTGTAATCCTACTGAAATAGTACAAGTAGATCCAGACACAAAAACATGCGTAACGATTAAAACTGGGCAACCAGTATCATATAATCAAGACTTACGTGGTGGTTCTCAGGTAATTCCATATAAAGATGGTTATCTTGCATTGATTCATGTCGTAAATTTGTTTACAAGTGAAGCTGGTAGAAAAGATGCTATCTATCGACATGCATTTGTCTATTGGGATAAGAACTTTGACCTAATAAAAATATCAAAACAATTTAATTTTATGGGAGCAGATATTGAATTTTGTGCAGGGATGGCTATAAAAGATGATTCTATGTTAATTACATTCGGATTTCAAGACAATGCTGCATATATTGTTAAATCTCCTATGTCTTTAATTGAGGAGTATCTACATGACTGATGCTCTTAATGAAATGCTTATAAGATATGTTTATGATCAAGAAAACGCAAACAATAATTTTAATCTTGCTGTAGAATACGACAAACTCAATCAGGGTGCAGCTGCTATTTCATTTTACTTACGAGCTGCAGAAAGAACACAAGATGATTTACTATCGTATTATTGTTTAATAAGAATAGCTCAATTATTTACTATTCAAACTAATAGGTCAAGAACAGTACACGCATTATACAAGTTAGCGATAGCATTTAAGCCAGAACGTCCTGAAGCATATTATTGTTACAGTAAATTATTAGAATCTGAAAGTGACAACATAACGTCTTATTTAATGTGCGAACTCGGACTTAGAGGTGAGGTTGCTCCGAGAAATGACTTTATAGGATATCCTGGTTCATACGGATTGCTGTTTCAAAAGTCTGTTGCGTCATGGTGGGTTGGTAAACCGAAAGAAGCAAGAATAGCATTGCATGACATAATTGATAATCACATGGATTCTTTGGTGCTAGATACAAACCATTTTAATTGTGTTAAACATTTAAGCAATACAAAAAAGCAAACTATGATAAACTACGATTTAAGTTTCCTGGATGCGATAAAATTGACGTTGGATATGGTCAAGCAATGCAAGACTTATTTGTGTTATCAGTATTAAATGGAAAACGCAAAGGCACTTATCTTGAAATCGGTAGCTGTTATGCTTACAGAGGAAACAATACTGTTTTACTTGAAAAAGAATTTGAATGGACTGGCGTTGGTATAGAATATGATGAAAACTATGTCAATGATTATCGCGCTCATAGAAGTAATCCTGTTATTCACGCAAATGCACTCGAAGTAGATTATGATGAAATTTTATCTAAAGTTGCAGTAGATGGTGTGGTTGATTATTTGCAACTTGATTGCGAACCATCTAATATTACCTATGAGATTATGGAAAGAATTCCGTTTGACAAATACAAATTTGCTGTTATCACTTATGAGCACGACCATCATGTAGACATTACACGATCATATCGCGATAAATCCAGAAAATTCTTACAAGAAAGAGGGTATGAATTACTCGTAGGAAACGTGTCGCCAGACGAAATATCAACATTCGAAGATTGGTGGATACATCCTGATTTGGTAAATAAAAATATAGCGCGTGATATGAAGAACGTAGATAACAAAGTTCTCGAAATAGAGAAATATATGTACAATAAATAATTGAAAGGAGAATATTATGAATATAAAAACTGACGAAAACGGCACTCCAGTGAACGTCGATATGGTAAATCGCAAACTCGAATCTTTCGTAGAAGTAGTTCTACAGAAAATGATTGATGTTGAGAAAGAAATCAAATCGTTGAAAAAACGAGTAAAAGATTTAGAAAAATAATCGAGGATTTGTAATGGCAAAAAAGAAACCGTTTATGTATATGTCGACGAATGAGTGGCTCGGCGACTCAGTCACGCATTTTATGAAAACTGGCAACGCGCTACGTTCTGACGAAAACGACGATCTATCAAATATCTCTATGTTGATTCCTAAGACGGTAAATGGTGTCAAAGTCGAATACGATATCTCGTATGAATCACCAAAAGATCGCATTCATGGTTACAAGTATACAGACTTGCTGACTAAGGTTGTAATGCTTTCGCCGTGTAATTCATCAATAGCAGTTCAGAATTTGATCGAACAGATTAAGAAAGGACCAACTGAAGAGGGTCACGCTATTCTTTCTAAACTAAAAGCTAATCTAACTGACAAGTATTTGCTTGATGAAGAAAGCGATTTGCCTGTAAAAGAACTTGTAATTCTTCCAGGAACTAATCTGCTTACTAAAGAGGGCGGATGGTGCGACATGGAGAAAATTGATAAGCTGGTAGAAGAAGGCGCATACGTTAAGTTGCATCCAATTACTGCTAAAGTCTGGCAGACCATGCTAATGAAACGTTGGGGCGATAAGTGTATTAACAACGACGTGGCTTTGTATCCTCTACTAAAGAAATGCGACAAAGCATATTTCTGTATGAGTTCTGAAACTGGATTATCAGCTACTATCTTAGGAAAGAAACTTGGTCTTATCGATCTAAAAGAACGTAAGGGTCGCGGAACGTTTGAAAATGTATACAATGCTCTTGACCGCTGTGGCGTCAAGGATACACTCTATAATAAACTCGCTGCTTTGTTTTCACATCCTGAGTCTGGTTTTATTTGTATCTACCATGACAACTATCAGGAACGAATCGATAAGTATTTTGCTCACATGAAAGAAACATACAAGCACAAAGAATGAAAACTTTAGTTATTATAGCAACGCACCACGGTTCGTTTCTCACAATCAAATCAGCCTTAAAGAACTCTTCGCACGATAAGCTAGTAGTTTTGGTGCCAAGATCTCAAGTTGACAAGTACAATAAAATGTACGAAGAGAACATTCACAAAAGTTCTGAGTTTGAGATATTCAAAGATTACGATAAAACAGTTACGAACTTTTGTGGAACAGAAGTATTCGTAGTCGATGACTGGGATTCTAATAATACTGTCAGTTGTACGGTAGATGTTCTTCGTGGACTTGAAAGCAAAGGAAAGCATTTTGTTGTTGGAGCTGGATTGCTAGTTCTAACTGATCCATTTACACCGCAGCTCTTAGAAAAACTTGATGATAAGAGAATTATAATTGGTAAGACAAGGGTCTACGGTGAAGATCGTCGACTAAACATGTATCATATGATTGGTCTGCCACGAGAAGAACTAGGATACGACGCCAATGTATTTGCTGTAAATGTCGACTTGTTTGAAGATATTCCTACAACCGATACAAAGCTAATCCAAGATTCAATATTCTTTAAGAAGATGGAAAAGCTTCCTCGTGGATTTAACATGAAGCATGATCCATTAATTGGTACAGCTATCTCAGCGCGAGAAACCGTCATGCATAATGTAAAATCTACAGCAGCTTCTGTAATTAACTTCTGGGCACCATCCATTAGAAAATATGAGGATCTGTACCCAGAGGAAACGTTCGGATATCCGTTCGATATCTATCTAGATTATGCAGAACAGGTCGAGAATTATCTACCAGCTTCGACCTATAATAGAATAAAACAAAATGGCGAAGCTACTAAATACTGGATAAGGGATATTCGAGATAATATCCTCGGATAACACGGAGAATAAACATGGCAGTTCCTGCTACCAGAGCTCAATTCAAAGAATATTGCCTTCGTAAACTGGGTAAGCCAGTCATCGAGTATTACAAGCATCCTGTAACCCAGACCGATAAAGATAACACGTATATTACATTGCCAGAAAATATAATCGGCGCGATTAATATCTTTGATGTCGGTGATGCTGTTAATACCAATAATCTATTCAACATTCGTTATCAGATTGCTCTAAATGACTTGTATACTTTAACCAGCCAGTCTATGGTGCCATACTTTATGGCTATGCAACACATTCAATTACTAGAAGAATTGCTAGTCGGTAAACAACCTATTCGTTACGAGCGCCATCGCGATCGTTTACATATTGATATGGATTGGAATAAGGTAGACGTAGGGCACTACATTATTATTGAAGCATACGAAATAATTGACCCAGATGTATGGACTGATGCTTGGGCAGATCGTTGGCTTCAGAACTACTGCACTGCGAAAATCAAATATCAGTGGGGTTCAAACCTAACCAAGTTTACTGGTCTAAACCTTCCTGGTGGCGTTCAGTTTAATGGTGACAAAATCTTAGATGACGCAGCTGCTGAAATTGCCAAGATGGAAGAAGAAATGCTAAACAGCTACTCGCTTCCAAACATGGATATGATTGGCTAATGGCCACCAACTTTTTCTTTAACAACTTTCAATCTTCGATGGAGCAAAACTTAATCGAAGATTTGGTTGTGGAATCAATTAAAATCTACGGTATTGATTTGTATTATCTACCGAAACGTGTAGTAGCCAGAGATACTATCTTCCGCGAAGAAGAACTAGCAACCTATAACACCGCGCATCCTATCGAGATGTACATCAAGAACGTCGATGGATTCGAGGGCGAGGGCGACTTTATGTCGAAGTTCGGTCTTGAGATTCGCGACCGAATTACATTTACTGTTTCGCGTCGTAGCTTTGCTAACGAAGTCTTGACTCAAGAAGCGAGCATGGTGCGTCCATTAGAGGGTGACTTAATTTGGTTCCCGCTGACCCGTAAGATGTATAAGATTATGTTCGTCGAGCACGAAGCCATATTCTATCAACTGGGTTCACTACAAACGTGGGATATGACTTGCGAGTTGTTTGAATTTAACAATGAAACATTTGATACTGGTATTCCAGATATCGATCAAGTCTATGCTGAACTTGATGTTGATATTGGAACTGCTCTTGCTACAGCAATCGCTCTAACTGACGTTCAGGCTCAAAATGAAATATTTGAAGCTGATGGTCAGTCAGGCATTCTTGACTTTAGTGAAATGGATCCATTTTCAGAAGGAAATAATTACTAATGTTTGGTCACGAGTTTTATCACGAACATTTACGCAGATATATCGTTGTATTCGGAACGATGTTCAACAACATTGTCGTTTCAAGAAAGACATCTGCTGGTGTAGTTGACAAGCGAATCAAAGTTCCTATCTCATATTCGCCGCGCGACAAACTATTAGCGCGTATTGAAACAGATCCTAATCTAAGAAAGCCTGATGCAGTTTCTTTACCGCGTATGGGATTTGAAGTTACATCGATGACTTATGCTGGCGAAAGAAAACTCAGTACAATTCAGAGATATAGCGTTAAATCTACAAGTGATCCTGCTAAAAAGAACTTAGTTTATGCTCCAGTTCCATATGACATCAACTTCCAGCTGAGTATTATGGTAAAGTCTGCTGAAGATGGT